CGTCTTGCCGCCTTTGGCGTTGGTGAACAGCCAAATGCCGCTGAGGTCGGAAGCAAGGGCGGCAGGCAGCACATACACCTCCCGGCCGTTCTTGACCTTTGTGTACTTCCGCCGATTGGCGGTCATAGTAAACTTGCCATCATACCAGTATGGATCCAGCACGATCATGTTACCGGACTTATCCAGGCCGCCGATATAGATATAGTGGCCGCCGTTGGAGAACAGCTGCTTGCCGCCACCGGATACGCACACAATGGCCTTGCCGCCGCTTTTCAGGTGCTTCTTCAGCTCCTCCACGGTCTTGGCACGCTTACTGAGAATGCCGTAGTATTTTTCCAAATAGGCGGAAATGGTGTCCATATCCGTGCCCTCTGCACTGCGGGCGCCCATCAGTAGGCACTTCTGTGTCCAGGCAGCAGTGTCCAAGCCGGTAAAGCCGAAGTTGTGCAGCACCATCAGACTGGCGCACACCCCGCAGCCACTGGTGTAAATACAGCCGCTGGTGCCGTACTTATAGGGGTGGGTCTTGCTGGGGTAACGAATAGATTTACATTTATCGGTGGTCTGCCGGCAGTAATACAGCTTACTCATGACTGACCGCCTCGCTTTCTGCCGTCTCTGTACGCTCCAGCGCCAGAGTTTCGTCCGCCTTTAGTGCAGCCTTGGTAAAGCTGTTGTTCTTCCACCAGGCAGCCAGGGAAGCCACCACGGCTACCACCGTTGACACAGCGGTATAGACTTCGTCATCGCTGAATGGCAAGGGGTTCTTGCCAAAGGCGTTGAGTAAAACATTCAGCAGCGACACCACCAGTACAGCGGTGCGTGCGATCGTTCCGGTTGTCACTTTCATTTTTTGTCGTCCTCCAAATCTTTAATTCTATGATCCGCAACAGCTTGCTTATTCTCAAGCACATGTATGCGATCCTCAACATTGTACATACGCTCAATCAGCGTATTATGTTTGTCCTGCTTTTTTTCCAGCTGATCTATTCGGTACAAGGTCTTGCTTTGACTCTTATAATTGCCAAATAAATATCCTGCCAGGGAAAACACACCGGACACAATAGCTACGATTATAGCGTCACTCATGGCTATCACCCCCCTGCAGGGCGTTGATCTCGGCTCGGTACGCAGCCCGCTGCCGGCGGATCGGTGCGTACTCCTCTTCAGAAAGTGCACCATCAGTATATTTCAAGCACAGATAATCTGTTTCAGCCAGCTCAGACTTCAAAAACGCAATGCGGCTTTCGGTTTCAATGCTCATTTTGCCACCCCCAATATTTCAACTTGCGTGCCTGCACCAATTGTTCGTCCATTGGTTGGGAAACCTAACGACTTAATCGCACCGTGAGCCTCCACATCCTTGAATATGTTGAAATTAACCTTGTTGCTAAGCCATATACAGCCTTTTTCCATGACATCAGCTGGGTTGAAGCCACTTGACTTATCTGATTTGTTTTGCATTACACGCACCATGTCAGCAGTCAATTCAACCTCTGCAACAACGAAGCTTCCCTTATCTTTTGCAACATCGAAACGAAACGCATTGGGTATGTAAGTCTCAGATGTGTACGAATTCAAATATACAGTTTGGTCTCCGGCACTACTATTGGTAGTAGTTCCAACGCTAGCCATGCGCAACTTAATTTTTCTGCACGGCTTAGACAAAATCCAGGTTTGCTTGTCCGTTGTATCAGCGTCAAATGTCTTGGCAAACACAGTCTCCCAGGTCTCAACAGAGCCGGTATTACCCGCAGTCAGCAGGGTGACCGTCCCGCTGCCGTCCGCAGCTCGGCGGACCACCGCAATACCAAAGTCAGATTGCGTAATCACGGCGCACTCCGTACCGTCCTCCTCGAAGAATGACACCAGCGCCCCACTGCGCAGGACTAAGGCATGATCGCCGCTTTTGGCATCGTCAGCGTGCAATGTAATGGTGCCATGTGTGTCATAATCCACATTCAGCACATAGGGGCAGAACGCAGAGATGTTCCACCATTCGTGTAAGGTGACCGCATCGCCTGACGCTTGTGCCAGAGTGCCCACCCAGCTGGTAAGTTTGGCTTGCAACTCATCACTTAACAGGTTCTCTGTGACCGTTTTTAGAGCCAGCCGCATGCCGGTTATTGTACGCGGCTTAATATGCTTGGCCTCAATAGCCAGTGAACTGACCTTATCACCGGTAACAACACCGTCCGCCAGCTTGTTCGTAGTCACAGAGCTATCCGGGATCTCCACCTTGGCGGCAATGTCGGTTTTGTCCGTGTCCGTCAGCACATAGTCCTTGCCATCAGCGCCTGCAGGACCGGGATCACCTTTTGGTCCTTGTTCGCCCTGGGGGCCTTGCTCACCTTGTGGGCCTTGCGGGCCCTCTGCGCCCGGCTCCCCTTGGGAACCCTGTGGGCCCACTGCACCATCTTTTCCCGGTTCGCCCTGCGGTCCTCGCTCTCCATCTTTACCAGGAGCGCCCTGGGGACCCGTGTCACCCTTGGGGCCTTTAATGTTCACCGGTTCCGGGTTGTCTTTCCCGCCGTCATTGGTCCAGCTGATCTCGCCCGCTACGGACACGCTGGGCGTATAAGTGGTGCCATTCACACCCTTACCAATATCCTTGAGCAGTGCCTGCACCTTGGCGTAATAAGACTCCAGCTCCGTTGGATCCGGTGCGTCCGTCTCCACAGCTGCCGGGTCATAAGAACCAGGGCGCACATAAAACACGCACGGCTCCGGGCTTATACGCTGCACCAACTGCTCGCCATCCACGGCATAGCCGTAAACGCCCAGGCGGCACATTCCCTCTTGCAGCGGCGGGGCGAAACACTGTCCATCCACCACAGTGGCAAACTGGCCATTCATGCACACCCGCACGACCAGATCGGCGTATGCCGGATCCAGCTCTACCACACAGCGGATCTGATTGACATTCTCAGCTGTCACCGGGTCTTTGTTTTGTAAGATCACCGCCTGCTGGGTGACCTTAATATTTAATGTCTGCATAAAATCCTCCTTTTTGACATAAAAAAACAGCGTGCCTAAGCCGCCGTTTGCAGTTGACTGCAATTTGTATTTTACATGGGAATCACCTCCTGTTTTCTTGCAATCTGCGGGGAAGTGTGGTATGGTGGGGAGTGAAAGGAGAGATGAAGATGAAGTCTAAGGCCAAAGTGTGGATCCTTGTTGTGACCGTTGTAGTGGCGGTGGGGGTCGGTATCGGTGTGTGGGTGCACTATGATCGAGTGCATGATCAGGAGACAGCCAGTCTGGTAGATCACGCTGTATCCAGTGCACTGGCTGGTGTTACTACACAGCCCACAGAGACCACTACAGAACCGGCAGCCACAGAGGCGACCGCAACCACAACAACTACAAAGCCCACAACCACTAAGAAGAAAAAGAAGAAGCATACTACCACGCAACCGCAAGTAGTGTATCGCACCGAAAGGAATGGCACAGTAGCCCCAGCCGCAATAAGAGAAACAACCGAATCAACGGTGCCGAAGCGTCCTGCTGACGCGCACTTTGATCCCATACCTTCTGACGATGGATATTACTGGGACACAGCTTCTTCTCGAGACGATCCGTTAGAAGAAATATATGTCGATGAAAGCGGCAGGCATTTCTATTTCAAAAAGGGCGATAAATCCACTCCAAGAATATATATTGACTAATAACTCTAAAGCGGCTGTTCCAGTGCGGAGCAGCCGCTTTGCTGTTTATTGCAATTTTGCTTTCAGCGCGTCCACTTCTGCCTGCAAAGCGTCCAGTTGCTTCTTTTGATCTTGGATCAACTTAAGCATTGCCGGTATCATGATACGATCTTGCCAGCTTTCAGGTCTCCCTTCACTGTCATAGATCACTGCGTTGGGGTAATGCTTGTCCAGATCCTCTGCAATAACGCCGATCTGCGTCCCGCTGACCAATTCGTTGTCCTTGTATTCTGGCTTGTAATTGTACTGGCACACCTGTACATCGTAAAGACCGTTTGGATCCAGCACAGCGTCTTCTACCGGTTTGATATTCTCTTTGTATCGTTTTGATGAGTTTGCGGTTGTAATAACGCCGCTTGTGTTTACAACCAGTGGAATGGTTCCGCTTGAAGATTTAAAACTCAGTCTAATATCGTCTTGTACCGTCAGTTTGCCTCTGATTGTCGTGGCGTTATCAATCCATATACTCTTCCCGACAAGGTATAAAACATTATCGCCACCATTCGCACTAAGCACGAACCCGCCTTTTGATTCAATCGTATCACGGTACGCAGTGCTTCCGCTAAGCGTCCAACTCACTTTAGACAGTACAAATCTGGTTTCAACCGAATCTTTCGATCCCGCTTGTATACACAAGTTGCCATTCTGCTGCATTCTTAAGCAAATATCTCCGCCTTCTAAATATGTTTTGGCTCCGTGCTCATACTGACCGTATCCAATTACAAGGCTGTTACCACCAGATGCAGCATTAATGATTTCATATCCGGCAAGATCATATATTTTTTTGTAGAATTGTACATCGGCATCAAATTTGGTTTTCCCTTCCACCGATAGGGCCCCGCTTACATCTACCGAACCATTGCATACCATATCGCCGCCCATCGTTACATACCATGTACCAGTATATGAACCGTTGCTGTTCTTTTTTTGTGCAGAAAACACCCAAGAGCCTTTGGTAGTTGGCTTTTGAATGTATGCACGATAACTACCCAAATCCGCATACAGTTCTCGGTCGGTGATGTTCCACCCGGCGATCGTGCCTTTATCCGCAAGGATCTCAATACCGGAGAGTCTACCGGCTGAAATGTCCGTAGCATTCAGGTAATACTGGTTGGTTTTTTTATTGTAGTACACCGCAAAGTCCTTAAAGGGGCCTTGCAGTCCGGTGGTAGAAACAGCCATGCCGTTCTTATTCAGCAGCAGGCAGCGTCCTTTGGTCTTGCCCTCCGCTGCCGGGTACTCTCCGATATAAAGCGCGTCTGACACACCATCGCCGTCCCGGTCGATCAAAGCAGCGTAACCACCAACTGCGTTCGTGATAGAATCCGTGGCGTCCTGAATGCGCTGCGCCAACGGCGCTGTGACCTGCTGCATAGCCTTAGAGATCATGCGGGATAGAATGCTTCCGGCAGAGCTGCCCTCCTGTTCTGAACGGGCATGGGCGGCCACATCCATAGTGACGGAGCCATCATAATCATACTCCACACCCATCAAGGGGATATGGTGATCGCCGGTATCGTCCCGGTAAGTGATCACATCGAAACTATCCAACGCCGGATTGGCCGTGAGCAATGTCATACTTCCCGGTCGGTACTGTATGCCCAGGTCAAATACAGTCTCACCCTGGTCGCCATCATCTATGTAGATCATATCAGATACAGCGTTAAATACTTTTTCCGCTTGGGCCTGGGTGGTGATCAGTGGGTTGTCGAAATACAGCACCTCGCTGTTGACCGACAGACTACCTGGTGCAAGAATATTCTTATTCCCATTGTTGCAACTGATCCCCAGGTAGGTTTTGTCCGTCTCTGCCAGTGAAACCTCTGTGACCGTGTCATCTGTCACCGTGTATTCTGCCGTACCATCATATACCTGGGCGAAAGTATCTACTCGCAACTTGCCTTCTCGATCAAAGACGGCAGCACAGCCGCAGAACCCAGCCACATAACCGATGGCATCATTCACATTATAGGCAGTGACCTGCTGCTTGCCATCATCATCTGTTTCCGTACCGCAGAGCAAAGAAACATCTACCGTGCCAAAGCCGGAGACCTTGCTCTCCACGCCGGCAGCCAACTCAAAGTTACCCTGGCGTGCCAGGTCTTTTAAGATTGCCAAAGGGGTCTGCTGACCGCTGATGGCGGCAGAATACGGCATAGAAAGGTCATACATGTGGTCGTACATTTCCAAAGTGGTACATTCGCCGGACCGAGTGACCTTTTCCGGATAAAACACGCCCATTGGCACCCACTCCACTGCACCGTTGACCATACAGCCAAAGTACACCACGGTTTTCTGCCCGCGAAGCACGGCACCGGCAGGCACAGCCCACAGAACGCAGTTACACCCACAAGCGTAGGACTTTGCCAGCGCGTAATCGTCATGGCTGATACTGCGGTCAATATTCAGCTCCATAATGTTATTTTGCTCATTTGGGCTTGTAGGATCCGTCTCATCGTTGTATCCAAAAATGAAATTGCCACATTTAACCTTCACATAGATCCGTTCCCCGTTTTTGATGGCCTGGTTAAAAGCTGTGCTTGTCTTGTACATAAAATACTCCTTTAGCGCTCGATGGCGTCTACTTTGTAGTTGATGAAATACCGGCAATCCCTGGCACCGGAATAGGCTGTCCAACTGGGCGTACCAAAGTAGCAGTTGAACGAAAACACCGTATTCCCGGAAGTATCCTCCAGTTTAATAGAATGCCAGGGCTTACTCGCATTGTTGATCACGCCGTTTAGCTTGTCCAATTCCGCCCGGGTCAAGGGCGGAAAGGACAACTGCCTTGTTTTTTTGACCTGAACGATACTGCCGTTCATATAAGCCGACTTGGAGCGGCCCGTGTTAGAGGACCACACCTTTTCATCTGAACAGGATATGGCATTGAATGATGGGTTTGGCATTTTTGTGCCGTCAATATATAGTGGCATACCGTCCCTCCTTACGCTGTGGCCGTAACCGGGTCACGGCCTTTCTTTTCTGTTTGGTTCACATCGTCCAGCACCACCGTGCTTAAATGCTTACCGCCCACATATACCGGGATCGTTACATTGACCGCCTGCCCGCTGCTACCCAGCATTTGCACCATCATTGCGGCTACCTTGCTGATCCACTGGGTGTTTCGCTCCAAAGGCACAACAGCCTCGGCGCCTTTACCTTCCAGCAGACCGACCTGGCCTTTTTTCAGCACGCCGCCCTTTTCCAGCTCTGGGATAGTGGGTATAGAAAACAACTGGTACTGGCCGTTGGTCACGCTCACGCCCAGGGCGCTAAGCACATTAGACAGTGTGCTGCCAACGCTAATCAGCAGCTTGTCATTGATCTTGCCAACCATATTGTTGACCAGTTTGATCACACCGTTTAAGGGGCCTTTGAACGCATTGGTAAAGGTGGCTTTCAAATTCTTCAGACCGTTCTTTAAGCCGGTCACGATCTTACCGCCAAGGCCGGTGACTTTTGATACAACGCCATTTTTCCCGGTAAAGAAATTAACAACGCCGTCCTTAAATCCTTTGAATTTTTGGCTGACCTTTTTCCACAGATCGCCGATACCGTCAAACAGACCTTGGGAAATAAAGCCGCCCTGCTTTTTCATAACCTTAGACGGCGATTTGATCTCAAACGCTTTTTGGAAACCATTGATAAACGGTTGGAAAATGTGTTCCTTAACCCACTTCCATGCATCTCCAATGCCGTCAATGATGCCGTCCCAAATGCCCTGGGCCACATTGCCGCCGGCTTCTTTGATCTTGTCGCCAAAATAGGACTGTATACCGGACACAGCGTCAGAGATAAGCTTGCCCAGAAATGCGCACAGGCCGCCTAAAGCAGCACCCAGTGCTTCAAACAAAGCGCTTGCCATACCACCAAAATCGATACCGCCAATGAAGTTTTCCAGCGCAGTTGCAAGTCCACGCCAGTCCAAATTTTCCAGAAAGCCTGCAATGGCCTTGAATACACCGCTGATTGCATCGGACAGAGTCTTTGCCACCTGTCCCCAGTCAATGGTGTTGAATATACCGTTCAGGTTTTTAGCAAAGCCTGCGCCAAGAGCTGCAAAATCGAATGTGGTCAGGAAGGTGTCCAGTGCACCAAAGACGGTGTTCACACCGTTACCAACAATTTGTCCGGCACCCTCCCAGTCGAAGTCACGGATGAAGCCGTTTAGGCTCTTGGCAATACCGCTGACAGCGCCGTTGACTTTGTCCTGTATGCCTTTCCAGTCCAGTGCATTGATCTTGCTAATAATCTTATTACAAGAACCGGCGATTTGTTCGCCGATTCCCTCAAAGTCGCAGCTTTTCCACAGGTTCTTGATTTTCTCCAAATAAGCGGAGAACTTGTCGGACGCTGCCGGCGTATTGGCTGTAGACGCACCGGACGAACTACTGTCTTGCTGATCATCACTAACCTTAGTGATTTGGTCAAATCCGTACAGTTCTTTCTGCGCTTGAGACAGCTTTTTCGTCTCTTTTGTGGTCTTGCCCACAGCGGTGGCCGTGGCATTTACCTGCGAAGCGATCCCCACAGATGAAAGCAACCCACTAATGGCATTGGCAACACTCATGGCATAGGGCATGAGCTTTTCAAACAGCCCCACAACCACATTGATGGCCGGTGCCAAAGCATTTGCAAAAGCATTTTTCAAGGCTTCTACACGGTTATTCAGAGCCTCGTTCTGACTTAAATATCCGGTGATCACCGAGCGCAGCTCGCCGAAAATGTTTTTACACACTTTCAGCCCCAACGATACCACACCTATACGGCGGATAGACTTGACCACATTCAACAGGGACTTGCTGGCCGTACCGGAAGAAGCACGCATATTTTTCAGGTGACTATGCACCTTGCCGAAAGCGGCGCCCGCTGCAGATCCGATATTTCCAAATATGCCCTTTAACCCGGAGAAGCCCTTTTTCAGTTTCCCTGCTGCGGAAACATCACCGGTTTGCTTGAGCTGCTTGCTCATACTCTTAAGCGCAGGAGCATTTCTGGATATGGACGATTTCAAGTTGGAAAAGCGGTTGCTTTCCGTTGCTATATCCGCATTGGTTTTGTTGATCTGTCCCGTGGTCTGTGCCATTGCACTCTTCGCTTTGAGAATCTGCGAAGAGGTTTTGCGGATTTCATTTTTCAGCTTGTCCAGCGTATCCGTTTTTAAATTATTCGGATTCAGGCCAACCTCTTTCAGCTCGCTGTCAAAGACTTCTAAATCGTTCTTTATACGATTGATAGCCGCCCGCTGCTGTTCAATCTGATTGATCGTCATGCCGCTGGTCGACGCTGTTTCCATTTTGTGGATCCAGTCTACCATCTCCTGATACTGACTGCTTACACCGGCGATGCCGTTCTTATAGGACTTCAAAAACTCCTGCTGTGCCCGGTAAGTGGCTGTTACCTCTTTTAAGCGGCTGGACAACTGCTTGTATGTTTCGTCCTGGCTGTGCAGCTGATCTTTCAGCTGTCTGGCTTTTGCCGTATACTCGGATATTTTCGCAGCACTACTCATAGCGGCCTGCACATTGCGCTCTTGGCTCTTAATAAGCGTATCCACCTGCTTTCCCATCTTCCTTGTATCAGAAGAGGCGGAAGACATTGCCTTGGCAGTCACCGTCTTAATTTTATCCGTCACGCCGGACAGCTGCTTCAGCTCGGCTTGGAGAGAGGCCATGCTCTTTTTGTACTGGCTAATATCCGCAGTAAATCGTGTTACCAATTCCTGATCCACAAAATCACCTCCTTTTCTTGTTTTTCAATCGTTAAAACTGATCAAAGTAGGCCATTGCTTTGGCCGCTTGAATATCCAGCACATCATCCTTTGTCCAATATGGGAAAAGGTCATACACTGCGCCCACATCCTCCCCGGCAACCGCAGCGGCGATAACCCCGGCTTGGATATAAGCGATTTGTGACAGGTTTTGATACTGCCTTTTCTCAAAATCACGATGGAACAGGATGTAACGCTTTAGTTCTCCATAGGTCATGGCGAGAATAACGGAGAACGACAAGCCATAAGCGTTGGCCTCCAGGATCATATCCTCCGTTGTGCAGTAATTACTCCCGAAAGGAAGTGGACGGCTTATCCTCACTCTCTGTGGACTTCTCCACGCCGTCAAACGCAGCGTTGACCATCTTTTCAATGCCGGCGGAGAGCTTCTCGGCCTGCATATCGCTCAGTAGACCGGACACATTGGCCAGCTGAAAGAGAATGCTTGAAAATGCGTCCACGCCGCTAACGCCGCTGTCCACCAGCGCGTCATACAACGCCTCACCGGTCAGATCGCCGTTGGGATCATCGTTAAAATGCAGGGCCTCATCCAGTACAGCCAGGAGCCGCTCCGGATCACTGGAAGCGCTGAGAATCACATCCAGGGCGTCCTCGTTGAATTTATTTTTCAGTCGCAGCTGAGCAGCTACAGTCAAACGCAGGTGCACAGTCTTGCCGCCATTCAGCTGCAAATCGTATGTTCTGGTTACAATATGGGATTCGTTCATTGTCATTTCCTCCTAAAAAGCGGGGAGGCAGTCGCCCGCCTCCCGAATAGTCGATTTACGCGGCGGGGAACTCTCTGCTCCAGTCGCCGTCCAGCTTGTAAGAGACAGTAGCCTCCATCAGGCTGTTTACGCCCGGTCCCTTAATCGTCAGGCTGGGCACGCCAGAGTTGTTAAACTTGGTGCCGTCCGGCAGCTTAACCATAATGGGTACGGACACACCGGCGTCCTCCAAAGCTGCCAGCACCCGATAATCCGATGTGGCGTCCTTTGCGTTGTACAGAAAAGTCACCTCAAAGGCGTCTGCTTTCTTGCGAATACCGGTAATGCTGTGTTCTACATCATCGTCATAGCAAGTGGCGTCCAGTTCTTCCCGTTCGCCCTTGGTCAGATCGCCGATTTGGGTGGCGTAGTTCAGGCACTTGGCTGTGGGGCCGGTATAGTTGGGATATACCTCAATGCCTTTGGACGCAAGGCCGCGTTCCGGCTTTGTTTCGTTCATATAAAATCCTCCTTAATCAATCAATCGATTGGTTCTTGTGTCTACCCGACGACCGTAACGCAATGATTTGCGCAAATAACCGCTGGGGTCGTGTAAAAGCGCGTCCGAGGACGCAAATTGCCGGATCAGGCCCAGCGAGGTCAAAGCCTCGTCTACCTTTTCCGTCAATTCCAACAGGTCCGGCAAGGTCATAAACCACAGATCCACCTGATAGGCGATCACATCTACGCACGCCAGTTCCGTGCCTGTATTGGTGATCTCATAAAATGTGATCAGGTTACCTGCCGGTTTGCTCTCCGGAAATGCCATCTTAATGTCATAGGGAATGTCCGACTGTACGGATTTTAAGGTATCCCGGATCACTGCACGGTAGTTTTTCACTTGATCGCCTCCTGTATAGCTGTGCCATAGTGTTCTGCTATCACTGGCTGCATTTCTTGCATGCCGTTATACATAAAGAGCGCCGGCAAGCGGCCTTTCAACCTGCGAAATCCGTAGCCGGGTATATACGCAGTCCAAGGCTCGTGCTTGCGCACAATACCCAGCTCACTGTCCAGCGGTGTACCCTTTTCGTCACCCACAGGCCCGGTTCCGAATTCCACATAGGCCGCATACTGCATATTGGTACGGCTGCCTGCGGTCACCCGATCACCGTCACGCTCGCAAAAGGCGGCGATAGACTCCCGCAGCAGTCCGGTGTCCTCCGGGCAGTTGCTGCGCTGACGGCCGGCCATATCCTCTGCGTCCTGCAGCATTTGCCGTTCCAGCTGATTCAGCAGTCTATTGGCGCTTTGCTCAATGGCAGAGGCATAGGCTCCCAGGTTTTCAATCTGCGTTTCCAACCGGCGCCCTCCTTTCTGTTGCGTTGGCCGTCAGCAGCCTATGGTGCAGAAAATGCTGCACGGTCTCCACCTCCAGCCAGCCAATACCCTCTACCTGTACCAGGTCGCCGGGCTGCACGCCCACAGGGTCATACAAC